GGCACCGGATGCACCGAGCAGAAGGTCGTTAAGGATCTCACGATCGATTTCCAACGCAATCTGCGAAGAAAGAATCTGTGTAAGTTCAACTTCAGCGTCGAGGCTATGATAGGCATTAAGGTCTTGAGCCAGTTCAGGTGACCAACGGGCTCGTAACTTACGAGTGTCCGCAGTAACCGGAATGGATTCAACCTTAATATCAATCTCAGGAATCTCAGGTGATGGTGTCGTACCCAGATCAGATTCGAACGCAGGAATAACCAAGGTCTCGCCATTAGATGACGTGAAGGTCGAATCCTGAACATAAGAAAGTGACACCGTACCCGCGGCGGTCGCGGCGGCGTTGGTACCAGATACAATAAACAGAATCCCATAATCATTCGATGTTGCAACATTAGTAATTGTTGACACCGGTGTAATACCTGTGACAGAGGCCCCTGAAGCGCCAGAAGGTGTAACCTGAACCAACTGGTTGAGTCGGCGAATATTAATCAGATTTGAACCTTGACCCTGAAGATTTGTAGAGACCGAACCATATGGTGTACCAGACGTTGCGAACACACCTATTTCTTTTACAGCAGTATAATCAATAGGTTTCGACGAAGCACTCACCGCATTGGCTTGTACCACAATTGCGGTGTAGCTATTGGCTGTGGACGCCGCGCCGTTTGCACCTTCGATTAAAGTTGTCAGTGTAGGGTCAAACTGAATTAACATGCCATCCGCACCGGTTGCATGCAAGGTTTCCCCAACATTCATTGCAGTACCTCCGGCAAACGCGCCAGAGGTCATCAGCGTCCCAGCATTCCAGCCGCTCGACAGACTCGCCGCATAGACACGAGAATATCCCGCACCAGCAAGGTCGTACATACCACCGGCCTGTGTCGCACCGGTTTGAACCGACTTACCAGCAGGGTTGCCATATATGGATGACCCACTATTATACGTTGCATTATCAGCACCAGCCGACGATGCGCCCACCGCTGTACCATATGTGTAATCGATATAGAAGAGCAAGCCAGCAGGCAGGCTCATTGGTTGCACAGATACAATTTCATTAGCGACAAGACCGCCGAACACTCGACGAACAATCGGGAATGCAATATTACTGAACCCGCCAAGATCACCAGATGCCGTACCATTGCCGCCGCCGGTACCAACGGTGGAACTCTCGCGAAGGGCCTGAGCCGCTTGGTTTTCCATAAGCACGGCCATGTTTTCGCGCTTCTGACCTTTAAGGCCTCGAAGCAAACCTGACCGGGACCACTTTTCAACAAGGCGGTCATTGTGCTTACCAAGGTGCCGTTGCCGGATCCCTTCGGTAAGCGAATTTAATCTAAAATCACGTGACATAATGTCTTCTCCTTAGGTATTAATATAGTTGGTTATTTTTTGTCCGAAGAAATTCCGGCCAAAGTTGCCCAACGATCCGCTAGCCCAACACCCTCATTCAAGGTCTTAGCCCCTGACTGGGTTGTTGATTTTGACGATGAACCGCGGACCCGTCGTTTCGACTCACGAAGAACTTTACCTCGCCGTGATGTAGATTTTGACAGGCTCTTATAAAGAAGCTTCGCTTCCCTAATTGTCTTCGCGCTATCAAGCGCTTCGACGATGGTCCGTTGCTGCCTCGCGCCCAGATTTTTATTCTGAGTCAGCTTGTTGGCATATAACAACTTCGCATTAAACAGGTTAACTTTCAAAAGTTGTTCCTGTAACTTGTAGATGATCGATTCTCTTCGATCAATTTTTTCATTCAAAGTACCATTAACTCTTTTTGCCGATTCATTGATTCTGGTTCGACGTGATCGCCGTGGGGCGGTGGTGGTTCGACGTGATCGCCGTAGGGCGGTGGTGGTTCGACGTGATCGCCGTGGGGCGGTGGTGGTTCGACGTGATCGCCGTGGGGCGACTGACATTAATGCCTGACGGAGTGCGGATTCATCAATATCTAAGACGATATCATCATCTTCTTCTAATTCAAGTTCGAGTTCTTCCTCGTCAACGTCGAGTTCTTCCTCGTCAACGTCGAGTTCTTCCTCGTCAACGTCGAGTTCTTCCTCGTCAACGTCGAGTTCTTCTTCATCGACAAGTTCAACATCGAGCTCTAGGTCTTCAAGACCACGAATCAACTCTTCGTCCTCTTCGCCTTCACCGGAAAAAACCAGGGTTGCATCCAACTCTTCCAGTTCCTCTGTTTCATCCTGCTCGAAGAGTCGTGAAAAAACCCCTCTATTCAAACGACGTGCCATAATATTTATCTCCTTAAGTGTTTTTTCAATGTTACTACAAACCTGATTATTGTCAGACTCCTTAATAAGTATTGAGTCTCGTCTGATTTGTAACGCTTCTTTGAATAATAAGTTAAATTTTTGCGCAAAAAATATACATTGAGAATGATTTAAGCGCTCAATACGAATTCGTTCAAGTAATTTAAACCGTCGACGAATCCGCTTTAATCTTTGATTTAAGCCCTTTTTATTATATAATGAACTTTTTTCAACCAAAAATGCCAACGCTTTTAAATCTGCTTTTTCTACCATTTCTTCTGTGTCTTCTTCTGCATCTTCTTCTGTTGTTTTCTCTTTGTCTAAAAGTAATTGCTTTGAATCACATTCTGAAAATTCTTCTTCCGTTTCATCAGGTTCAGTTTCTACCTCAATCCATCCACGCAACCAAGCCTTATGTTTAGCTGAATCATTTTTAAGTGAATAAGGGTTTTGAGATTCATTAGATTCATCCGCCAAGAACGCCTTAGCAGCTTGAATACCTAGTGAATACGCATGTGAAATATTCTCATTATCACGAAGTTGATTTTGCCATGAACTAGACCATAAATCACCTGATTCATTAACATCACCAAAAATCTCTTCTTCAACCATTTTTTTAATCTGAGGTGTAAAAGATTTAATGATATTGTTCTTTGCAACCTCTTCGGCCATACGTCTTAGGTTTTTTGCGTCCAATATTGCTAGCTCATACATTGATTGTGACATGTTTATTCCTACGTTACAAATATTATAAAAATAAATATCATAAAATAACGCTAAATGCCCTGATTATTCGTGATATATTTTTTCTTTTGCCAATATTTTTCGTATAAATTGCCTGATTGTAGCGTCTTCATGATCTAAAAAATCAGTAAGCCTATACTTAAGGGGCGTTTCTTCATCTGTTTTTGGTGCTCGTGACCACCCTCTTTTTGTTCCTGTTGGGCGAACTGCGGAACGAAAATCACCGGTCGATGAACCAATGTTAATGGGCATGGTCAAAACCGCAGGATCTTTATCTTCCATATATGCACTACGTTTTTCACTTAATTTTGTAAAACTATAACGATCAGTCTTTCCATCGGCATATGGATCAGTGACTTGAACAAACCGACGAGTACGCACATTAATCCCAATCGGTATGTCATCAAGCTCAATATCGTTTATCTCTTCCGAATCCTCAACTTCCTCATCCGTCATAGAATAAGGGTATGCTGATCCTTTAATTTTGGGTTTTGTAAATTTGAGACTCGATCGGCCGTGGCCAAGATCACTACGTGAATCCAGACCAGATGTTGCCCCATAATTACGACGGGATCGTGACATTATTGTATCTCACTAGTCCCCAACCCATAACTGCCTAATGTTGCAATTGCAATTTGTTTAGTTGTTGTTGCGGGATTTGTCACCGATCCAATGCCAGTGCCGTATGTATTAGAAGGGGTTCGACCAAAGCCGTCAGGGGCCTTAGGTAAATCTTTGGGGTCTTGACTTCCTTCACCAGGTGATGCAGGGTTTGGTACCCATGGTGATGCCGGCAGACCTTCAGCGCCGGTCTTAACATCTTGATCGGGAGCAGAAACACCACTATCTAAACCGGTAAAATCACGATCAAATGTTGGAAGACCCAAACCATTCTGCACCACACCTTGAAGCAATTCTTCATTGCCTTGTGCCTGTACACTATCTCTTGTCATTGTCCCATTATGAATAGGAGACCCAGGAAACAACTCCCCCATCAACGTGGTATCGCTAGATCCCATGCCTAGTTTACCGGCAACAATATTAACAGTTGTTTGTTTAACGCTAGACATTTTGTTTTATCCTATTCTCTTTTAAAGGGTTAACACAGCTTTTTTACGTCTTTGAATCCTTTCCACTATAAGTATGGTCTTGTTCAAGCTTAAGACGATCAGAGTTTGGTAGATTTTTAAATGCCATTGATTCCCATGATGACACATTAATCCCAATATTATTAAGTGAGTCCAAAGAAACACCTGAATCGGCTTTTAAACTTGTCTCATCTTGTGAAGAAAAGGTGGTTCTTGCGGTATCCTCAAATAAAGATCTCATCATTGGATCACTAGTTATATTTTTTGCCAACGCTGATATACGTTTATTTTGAGTTGCCTCGGTTGTTGTAGCTAATATTTTTTCATCTTGTTTTTGAATCCGATTTCGACGGGTACGGCTTGGGTCTAGACAACGTTCTGTCATCATAGGCGATATATCGCTACCAATATTTCCTATCCCTTCCTGAAGAATCTCAACCAAACACTCTTTAACAAGGCCTTTTAACATTTTACGTGATATTTTTGCCATCATTTCCATCCTAAGATATCATTATATATTCTATATAAACGATCAGACTTAGTAAATATGCGTCGTAAATCATCAGTACTAATGTTTTTTCCTTCACGCATCATGAAAGCGCCTGGGGTTGAGGGCTCGGAAACAAAATCCCAACATATTAATTGAAAATCATCTTGCACTATTTGGTGATCACCCTCACACCTAGTTGATCCAACACCTCGAGATGATATGCCTAGTGTCACGCCTGATTCAACAAGGCTTTGTAATATCTTTCCAGAAGGCGTATTTAACAGCTCAACTGTTCCGTAACATATATCCCCGTCCATATAAGCTTCACGTATAATATGTGAGGCATTTTTTAATTCAACAACGCTTTCATCCGGATGATCACATTCCCCCAAGGCACGATTCTCTTTTATAAATTTTTGATAATTTCGAACTTCTCGTTCAAGAATTGGTAAAGGGTACATACGACCATTCTGGTTTAATGTGTTCGCCTTTTGTAACACACCTTTGAGGAGGATTTTGCCATTATTAATTGCACGTGACTCTTTAATACTAGTAATATCATATACGAAAGGTTGCCAAGATGTGAGAAGTTTTGCATTACTCATTATCATTCTCCAATTCGTGAATAAGTTGTAACATTGTTAATTGTTTTGCCATGGCATCCTTATTAGCACAATCCATGGACTGAATCTTCTTATATACGGTATTATACTTTTCGCATAAAATATCATTTTTTTCTTGTGAATGATATGATTCCAACATTAACAGAAGTTTAAGTTTTGTTTCTAATATTACATTTGTTATATTTTTTGGTGTGCTTGACTCTAATATCATATAACGTAAAAAATTCTTTTGTGTTGTTAACAATTTATTGGTATAAGATTTATTAAAACGTTCATGAAACATTTTAATGCTAATATCATTAACATCATCGATTATTTTTACTTCTGTCGTTATTTCATTGAGCATCATAAAATTACGTAACTGATTTTCATAGCGGGCAGTATTAGGCACTGATAACGTTCCAGGGTTAGCCCATTCGTTTAATAATGTTTGAACCGTTGCTAACGCCCTATATTTTTCAACTTGATCGGCAAATAATACTCCTTTGCCGAATATTTGATTTGCTTCATTAATTAATACGCCTTTTTCTTTCTTCAGTTTGTTCATATTAATGTCTTTCATCGAAGTGCGAGCCAATTCCAGTATACGATCAGCAACCTTTTCTGACACACCATGAGTACCGATAATCGCACTAAATAATTTATATTCCTTAAAAATTTCTGAACCTAGCGCAAAATGACGTTTCAAAAATTGAGTATATACTTTTGCATCATCAACACGACCTTCGACCAAAGCTTGTGAAGATCGTTGAATAACTTGCTCGTATATAAGGCCTACATTTCTTTTTTTGTTATGTCCTTTACTCATTTTCTAATTTCTCCGATTCATGCAATAAAGAACCTACATTTATATTTAGGTCGTCACCCATGTTTGTTAACATTGACTCCAATTCTTTTGTCATTATGGCGTGTTGTTTAACTTTTTTTTCATAAAAATCATTAATATTGGCATTATTATTATGTTCACCTAATTTAGATATTCGGCTTAAAGTATCGGACCCAAATGGTTTTGACATTGAGTCTTGGTTTCTTGCGTTCCGGCCGACAGCTGTCATTTTTGAAAAGTTTGGCATGCCTGTTTTAGCTGGACCTCGGACTTTTCTGGATTTTTTAATCGGTTCATTAAAAACATTAAGAATTTGTGATTGTTTTTTTATTGGAAATGTTAAGACATCTTGTGTCTTAATTTCAATCTTGTCATCATCATCATCGTCATCATCGTCAACATCATCGTCAACATCATCGTCAACATCGTAATTATAGGCAGTTAAAAGATTATCATTATGACTATCGGACAATAATAAATCACCAGTATTATTTAAGTCACGATTATCAGACGCAAATAAATCATCAATATTATCACCGGATGTACCTTCAACCCCCTCAGGGGGTGGGGCCGTGGTCGGCGCGGTATCCAACGATACGTCTTCGAGCTTAAGATCATGTAGTTTGTCCTTCCTGAGACCACGTTCTATATCATCAATTGCCGAACTAGTTAAGCCCATTACATTTTTTCTAATCCAGTCACGATCAACAACACCCTCTGGGGCTTTTCCTGCAATATCAAAACGTGATGAAATTAATTCAAGTTTTTGTTGTTGTGCTATTGAACTTGGGTTATTAAGCTTGAGTTCAAATGCTAACAGTTGATCCCCCGTAAATCCATGTGAATATAAGTGGATTATTGCTAGCTTATTAAGTTCCGAAATGATTGTTTTTTGGATCCTTTGAATTGAGCGAGAAAATCGTATATCTTCCTGCGCTAATGTGGCCTTGGAACCGATATCTTCATCATATCCAAGATATGCCCGAGGTATCTTAAGCGCAGCAAATAATTTCTTTTGTATATATTCGACATCTTCAATTGCCGAGGTATTAGTTCCACCGGCAAGGGTTTCAATTTTTGTTCCAGAATCAGATCCTCGCACCGGTAAAAAATAATCGTGATCCACACTTAATGTGTTATATCGAAGATCCACACGACCGGTGTCTTTATCAATTACTTCATTTCTTTTTAGATTATCTTGTGCTTGTTTCATATATGTTGGGATATCTTCAGGCGCCACGTTACCGACATCAATATAAAACATTCGTCGTTCAGGAGCACGTATAATTCTATACACCAACATTGCGTCTTCAATAAGAACTAATTGCCTCCAAATACGACGGGCGCCCTCAAGCACACTTGATCCATATGGTAAAAATGAATCATTACCTAATAATCTAAAATGTGCAATCTGCCAGTTCTCTAGCGCCTGATTACCATTTGTGATCCATCTAAAACGAACTGCAGATGGATCACTTGGATCATACCCTTCCTCCCGTTCAATTTCCATAATCGGGATAGGATAAATGTTTGTAATACCAAACTCTGGGCTTATTTCAATAAAAAGAAAAAAATCTCCATATTTACATAAGTTTCGAACCCACATTGATAAATTAAACTCAATATTTAAAATATCATAAAATAAGTTGTCTAAAATAGATTGTATTTTTCTATTATCACTATATACATGTAGCGTTACACCTTTATCATCAACAGAAGTTGCTTCCTCTGAATAGATATCTAGTGCACTGGATATTTCTGGTGTTGCCTCCATTGACGAAAAATCACCATATCGTGCAGTTCGATCAAATTGACCGTATGCATTTAAAGTACTTGACGTTACATTATTTACACCCATACCAAACGCATTTAATGTGTCGGTTGTTGTTGGTTTAAACCCTTTTACTTTACGTCGAATGACGGGCCCAGAGCGAAAAAGTTTTGTTAGCCTATTAAAAAGACTTTCTTGTTCAGCCATTTTTATCCTTTCCATCAATCATATAACCACCAAAAATTAGAAGTGCCTTTAGTTGGGCCCTCAGCTTGATCATTATCAATAAGTATAGGTTTATCAATATCATATCCCATATTACAATGGTTGTTAACAAATTTATTTTCTGGGGGTTTGGATGATTTGTTTATGGCAAATGCTGCCATCATCGCATTCATCACACCTTGACCTTGCTTCGTTAATGATGTATTTGTATCATACAAATATACCCCGATTGCCAATGACATAACTAAATCATCGTTTTTCCCTTTTAATGCCTGTGCTTTTCCATTACGCCAAACAAACGTTTTAAGTTCGTCATATAGGCGTGATGAGTATGATTTAATTTGTTTGCGTCGTAAAACTTCTTCAAGCTTTGTTAGTATTTGTTTACGAGTTTTTGTATTTGTTTCAAATCCTATTTTAGATAAGCCTTGACCATATGCATATCTATCTGCTTCATTTTTGTAATATAGGTTAGGATATCCATTTTCAACCAATTTCATAATCAAAGCATACCCATATGTATTGCTTTCTGGGCATATTAACGCTTGATTATATTTTCTTCCCGCCTCGGCAAGAACGACAGCAAATTCATCAGGTGGTGATCGACCCTTAAATTCACAAACAACTTCAGACGCGCTTGTGTCAATTACATGAAAAGTACTAAAGTCGGCAGCATCTCCTCGTGAAACATCTGCGCTGATTACATACTTGATGTCATTTCTTGGATATTTCCATAGCCATACCCCTGCTTGGGGACCCCATCTCTCTATTGGTTCCTTAATGGTTTGTCTTAAATAATCAATATCATCAACTGCTAAAAATGTGTCACCTGATGCCGCAAAATCACACATTAATTCTTGTGCAATTTGTTTTTGTGACATGTTTTTCGTTTCTTTCTTGAACCACTCATCATCACGGGCGGGGTGGACATCCCATAAAAGCTTAATATGATTAAACTCATTAACACCGGCCATCGCATCAATATAAAGTTTATGATACATGTTGCCAACGCCATTCGGGGTCGATAAAATAATGGCGCGCCCACCGGTTGAAAGTGTTGAATATATACCGGCCCAAACTTCATCAAAATTACGAACAAACGCTGCTTCATCAACAATTAAAAGTGAAAGTGCCTCTGATCTTCCTGCGTCATCAGAGGTTGGTACCGCCTTTATTTGACTACCATTTGAAAATAAAATTGTTTGTTTGTTGTTTTCAACAATTGCCGGCAATAATAGCCATTTTGGTAAATTTCGTACAACAACCTTAACTTTACGAATAAAGTTCATTGCAATTGCAAGTTTGGTTGCAATAACCAAAATATTTTTGTCTTTATAAAATATTGCCAACCATACGGCATAGGCTGCACTTAACGTTGATAACCCAAGTTGACGCGATTTTAAAACGATATTAAAACGATGTTCATTAAAATCTTTGGCACAATCATCTTGAAACTTATAGGTCTTAAACGGAATTAATCCCTTTTGGGGATGCTGAATCTTAACATAACGATTAAAAAAATGTTTTGGTATCTTTCCACATTTAATTATTTCTTTAATTTGCCTTTGTTTGGAGATTGCTGCCATAACATATATTGATTAATTTAAATGATATGTCATGACACGTGTATAATATGCCGTTTGACGTGGTGAATATATCGTCATATCAACCATTTGAACATCATCAACATCGGACTCGAGTTTAGGCCTAAGCTTTGTGCTCTTGGTTTCATCATTATACGCTTTTTTTGCATTTTTTAAAAGCTCCAAGATAAGAGTCTCCGATTCTTTCGAAAATCTATCTTTTTGCTCTTTAAGCGTTACATGATCAATAAATTGAAATATCGCTTTATATCTCAGCTCCAATACTTCATCACCTAAAAATGTTGATGACAACTTGTATTGCCCATTTGACCCACCATATGTATAATCAATAACTTGTGAAAAGGCGCGAAGGCCTGTAAGATCGAGCATAAATAACCCCATAGTATTTATTAAATATATTATAAATGAACAAAAAAGAAAGGTTCTTTTGTACGTTCTTTAAGACGTTCCTCTATTTGCCGAGGGTTTGGGCGCCACCCTTCATCCCATAATGGTTTAAATCTTTGTAAAAAGTGCATTTCACAATCAGCACAAATCGACACCCTATTATATACTTCTAGGTCCAATGATCGAAGTAATACATTGCAAATAGGACATGCATCTGGTATTTTTGGTTTATGGTACGTTAACATATGAATCTTGTCCATTTTTTGTTATTGTTATAATATTATCAACCGAATCCTTGATGCCGTCAATGTGTGATATCACCAATATTGTTTTAAA